GCAGCACGCGGGTGTTGTCCTTCGGGGCGGTGTCGATGGTCTGCCAATCAGTCATGGAAAAACAGCATAATGCCAAAACTGTCCGTCAGTGAAGTGCAGGCGCTCCTGCAGGGCGAGAAGAGCGATGCGCTGTCGGCGGCCGAGAGCTCGAAGCTGTCAGAGGAGCGCGCGCGCGCCATCGACTACTACCTCGGCGACATGGCGGCCGACATGCCGTCCCCGGCGGATCGCTCCAAGGCCGTCTCCTCCGACGTGGCCGATACCGTCGAGGGCCTGATGCCGTCGCTGATGGAGGTGTTCTTTGCCGGCGACGACGTGGTCGAATTTGTCCCTACCGGGCAGGAGGACGAGGAGAGGGCACAGCAGGAGACGGACTATGTCAATTATGTATTCACGCAGAAGAACCCCGGCTTTCTGGTGATGTATAGCTTTATCAAGGACGCTTTATTGTCCAAAAACGGCATTGTGAAAGTAAGCTGGGAAGACAAGGAAGAGGCCATCGAGGAGAGCTTTTGGGGCCTGCCGGATGCCGCCTACGGCCTGCTGAAGCAGGCGAAGGGCGTGGAGATCGTCGAGCATACCGAGCGCCTCGGCATACCGGGGCAGCAGCCGAGTGACGAGAGCCAAGGGGCGTATTGATGGCTGACAATTTCCCGGTTGCCGATCCTGACGTGCCGCCTGGCACGACGATTTATTACGACAAGCGCGGCCGGAAATTCGCAGAAGTCAGGATTGAGAGGGCATACGACGATCCGGAGCACATGCATGCGCTGCTTGCTCGTGCGCAGTGGATCCACATGCATCCGGCCGACTATGCGGACTTTCTGATGTTTCGCATACAACGGCAGCGGAACGAGAGCCTGAACTGATGGCCCTGCCTCCGTTCCCAATAGCTCCCGGTCCTCCCGGCATGCCGCCCATGGGCCCGCCCGGGATGGCACCGCCAGGGCCTCCCATGGGCCCGCCAGGAGGCGCAATGCCTCCTCCCGGCCCGCCACAGCCTGGAGGAGGTCCGCCGCCCCCAGGCGCACCGCCTGGGCCGGGGCCAATGGGGGCGCCTCCCATGCCGCCTGCACCGCCTCCCATGCCGGAGACAGTGCATGACGTGAAAATCTCACGCATCCGCAAGTATGGCTGCGCGCGGGTGGAGAACGTCCCGCCGGAGGAGTTTGGTATCAGCAGACGCCAGCGCTCGGTCATGCTGCGCGACTGCGACTACTGCTTTCATGAAGTGCGACGCACCGAGGCCGAACTGATCGCAGCCGGCTATGACAAGGAGCAGATCAAGCGGCTGCCCGACTATGCCGGCGAGGGCAACCGCGAGGAAATCGCGCGCGACACGGTGGACGATAACAGCCTCGAAGCGTCGGAGATGCTGAACCGCGCCAACCGGCAGATCAGGGTCACCGAGCACTACGCTCTCATCGATTACGAGGGAGACGGGAAGCCGAAGCGCTACCGGGTGACGACGGCAGGCAGTAGTTCGGAGATATTGAAGCGTGGCGGCAAGCCGGAGATCGTGCCGGACATGGTGCGCTTTGCTGCCATGACGCCCGTCATCATGACGCATCGCTTTTTCGGGCGCTCGATCGCCGACCTCGTGATGGACATTCAGCGCATCAAGACGGCGCTGCAGCGGGCGGCGCTCGACAACGTGTATTTCGCCAATAATCAGCGGCTCGAGGTGGCCGAGGATGGGGCGACGAAGGATACGATCGACGACGTGCTCAGCAATCGCGTCGGCGGCATCATCCGCACCCGGCGCATCGGCAGCGTGGCGCCCGTCCCGAACCAGCCGATCGGCAGCTTTGTCTTCCCGCTGATCGAATACATGGACACGCTGCGAGAGTGGCGCACCGGTGTCACGCGGCAGGGCCAGGGCCTCGATCCGAACGCCCTGCAGAACATCGGCGAGCGGGCCGTGCTCGACGCGCAGAATGCGGCGCGAGCGAAAATGAAGTTGATTGCCAGGATATTTGCCGAGACCGGCATCAAGGAAATGTTTTGGCTCCTGCACGCCACCATCCGCCAGAACGCCAGCGAGGCTGAGACGGTCAAGCTGCGCAATAGCTGGGTAAAGGTTGATCCGCAGGAATGGCGGCAGCGTGATGACCTCACCATCAACGTCGGGCTCGGCACCGGGAGCAAGGATCAGGAGATCGCGATCCTGCGCGAGATCATGCAGATCCAGGGCAATGCCATGATGTCGCCGAAGATGGGCATGCTCGCCGGGCCGCAGCAGATTTATAATACCGTCAAGCAGATGACGCGAAAGGCCGGGCTGAACTCCTCCGATCCCTACTTCAACGATCCGTCAAAGACGCCTCCGCAACCTCCCGAGCCCTCGCCGGAGGAAAAGAAGGCCATGGCCGAGATGCAGATGAAGGGCCAGGAGCTGCAGATGAAGCAACAGGCCACGATGGCCGACGCACAGATGCAGCAGGCGCGGGCGCAGCAGGACATGCAGATGCAGCAGCAGAAGGCGGCGCAGGACGCCGCGCTGCAGCGCGAGAAATTCCTGCTCGATGCGCAATTGCAGCGTGAGCAGATGCAGGCCGACGCGGTTCTGAAGCGCGAGCAGATCGATGCCGAGATGGCGCTGAAGCGCGATCAGTTGGCGGCCGAGTTGGCGCTGAAGCGTGAGCTTGCGATGGCCGGGCTGCAGTTGAAGGCCGCCATGCCGCCTCCGGACGGCTCGAACGGCGGCGGCACCAGCGGCGTGCATCTCGGCGGTGAACCAGGGTAGATGAGCCGGACAACAAAAATGCACGCATGACATTTTTGTTGTCCGTAGGTCCGTAGGTGACTGATGGCTGACGATGAATTTGCCCTGCGGCGCGACATGGCCGCCGCCGCACAGGTGCAGTCGCTGCTTGAGAACGAGCATGTGGCCGGCGCCTTCGACACCCTGGAGGCGGCCTACATCGCGGCTTGGAAGATAGCGGCGCCACGCGACGCGGAAGGCCGTGAGAAGCTCTGGCAGGCGGTGCAGATCGTCGGCAAGGTGCGTTCCCACCTCGTAGCCATCGTCTCGAATGGCAAGCTGGCCGAGCGGCAGATTGCCGAAATCACGGCGCGGCCGAAGCGCTTCGGGATAGTCTGAAAGCGACGGATTTTTACAGATTTAAACGGATTTGAAATCCGCCGAACTTGAATTTTAGGCACTTCTAGGACCCCCCCTTCATGTCTGAGCCTACCCAACCGGGCGCACCGGACCCTGCGCCGGCGCCTGAACCTGCGTCCTCTCCGGCACCGGAGAGCGCATCACCTCCACCACCACCCTCCGACGCGCCACTTACCGCGCGCGAGGCGGCGGACCTCATTTCCGCGAAAGCGGACACCCCTTCGGCACCATCTGGTGCTGACGCCGCCCCCGAAAGGCCCAGCGGCGAGACTGACGGACGCGACGACCCGGAGACACCTCCGCCCATCGAAGCCCCGAGGTCATGGACCAAGGCAGACAAGGAAGCCTTCGCGAGCCTCCCCCGAGATACGCAGGAACGTATCCTCGCCCTCGACAGGACGCGCGAGCTGGAATTGCGCCGCGGCCAGAACGAAGCCGCCGAGCAACGCAAGGCCGCCGAGGCCATGGCGCAGCAGGCGGAGCAGGCACAAGCACAAGCACGATGGCAATACGAGCAGAACCTGCCGCAGCAGGCGCTGTTGCTGGATGCCGAGTATCGCAAGGAGTTCGGGACGCCAACCTGGGACGATCTGCAGGACTGGCAACGTAACGACCCGCTCAGATATCAGGCGTGGGATCTGGCCTACAAGCGGCTGACGCATGCGTCGGCCGAACTGCAGGCGCAGCAAGACCGGCAATACCAGCAGCAGCAACTGCAGCAGCAGCAGTTTTTGCAGAACGCGGAGGCATGGAGGGCCGCGGAGGCGCAGAAATTCGCCGATAAGTTCCCGGAATGGAAAGATCCGAAGACCTATCAGGCGAAAGTCTCCGAGGTCATGGACTTTATGAAGGAGGTCGGGTTCGAGCAGGACTTTCTTGCGCGCGCCGCGACCGAGTTCCTGCCGATCCAGATCCATGACAGCCGCTTTCAAGAGCTGGCATGGAAGGCCCTTCAATACGACAAGGCCATAGCCGCCACGAAAGCCCCGTCGCAGAAGCCTGTCCCGCCCGTCCAGCGTCCTGGCTCCGCTCCCAACAGGGGAGAGGCCCAAGAGGCTCGGTTCAGAGACCTCACCAAGCAACTGGACCGCACCGGCAACCTCCGCGATGCAGCAGCGCTCCTCGCGGCGCGCATGAACGGCCGGTCCTGAGAAGGACACAGTAATACCATGGCAATACCAACTGATGCATTTGCCACTTACCAGTCGATCGGCAACAGAGAAGACCTGTCGGACGTGATCTATAAGATCAGCCCGACAGAGACGCCCTTCCTCAGTGGAGTAGAGAAAGTAAAAGCCACTGCCGTAAACCACGAATGGCAGGTGCAGAACCTCGCCGCGGCGGCCGCCAACCACGTCTTGGAAGGCGACGACGCGACGGTCGATGCCGCCACGCCCACCATCCGCCTCGGCAATATCGCGCAGATCTCCGACAAGGTGGCGGCGGTGTCCGGCACGCAGCAGGTGATCGACAAGGCCGGGCGCGACAACGAACTGTCCTATCAGCTTGCGCTGAAAGGCCAGGAGCTCAAGCGGGACATGGAGTTCATCCTCCTGTCCAACACCGCAAAAGTGGCGGGCAACCTCACCACGCCGCGCAAGACGGCGAGCGTCCTTTCGTGGATCGGCACCAATGACGCCTTCGGCGGCGGCGTGGGAGCATCTCCGGTGACGCTGGACGGACTGGCAACCCGCACCGACGGCACGCAGCGGGCCTTCACCGAGGCGCTGCTGAAGCCGGTCCTGCAACTGATCTGGAACGAGGGCGGCAATCCCGACACCATCCTCGTCGGCGGTAATAACAAGCAGGTGTTTTCGACCTTCACCGGCCGCAGCACGCCGCAGGAGCAATCGACGAGCAAGAAGATCGTCAACAACGTAGAGGTCTACGAGGGGGACTTCGGGACGCTCAAGGTGGTCGCCGACCGCTTTATGAGGACCAGGGACTGCCTCGTCCTCGAAATGGACAAGTGGGCCATCGCGTATTTGAGGAATATGCGGCGGTGGGACCTCGCCAAAACCGGCGACAGTGAAAAAACACAAATCCTTTGCGAATATGCGCTCGAGGCCCGCAACGAAAAAGCGAGCGGAGGCGTTTTCGATCTAACCTAGGTTGTATTCCTAGCACACCCATCGCCGTCACGCCAGCCCCAACTTCCTGTCCGCGCCGTGCGCGGTGGGCGTGGCGGCGACCACCTTCCTCCCAGAACTGCCCCACAGCGAGCGTGGGGCCTTTTTTCAGGGATGAGCCGATGCCGAAGCACAAACCCAAGCCAAAGGCGAAGGCCGCGAAGCCTGCAAAGGCGCTCGCGAAAAAATCCCCGAATAAATCGCAAGACCCAAGCCCCGACTGGCTTCGGAAGGCAATGCAGACGCCGCCAAAGCCGAAGGGCCGCCCGCCCGGCTCAAAGAACAAGCCAAAGACACCACAGACGCAAGCCACGAAAGGACGCAAGCCAATGGCCATGAAGCCTCAGTACGACCCGCTCGAGGATCCCGACCTCCGCGCCGAGACGAAGGGCGATGCCCCGGTCATCGATCCCAAGCCGCCGGGCTATCGGCCGCCCGATCACAGCATCGAGGCCCCCACCGTGCCGGATCAGTCGCTGCCGGGTGCGCCGGCCCGCCCCGACCAGTCGCTGCCGGAGAACCCGGTGCGCCCAGGTAAGCCTGCGCCGCTCCCAGGCGGTGGCGTGCGGCCCGACAACGCCCTGCCGGAGCCGGAGCCGGAAGCGCCCAAGTATGACGAGGTGGCATCCGGCGAGGTGATCCCTGCCGAGAACGCGCAGATGCTGATTGCCGGCACGCTCGGCGGCTCGGGCGACAACCACGCCTCAGCCAAGCGCATTCTGGAGCGCTTTACCGAAGCCGGCTGGGAGCTGCGCAAGGCGCTTGATGCCGGGACCGGCGACGCGAAGCACGCCAAGGGCAAGAAGGGCAAGGAAGGCAAGGACGACGATGCCAAGGCTAGCAAGAGCTGAGATGCCAGAGGTGCCTCAGTTCCTCGACCGGCGGCCGGCGGCGCCTAATGCCGCGATCGAGGGCGGCGATGTGCCGGACGATGACATCATCACCGGCATTATCCCGACCGAGCGCAGCGTGGTCGACATCGTCGATCCGGAGGAGGTGGCGGACGCCATTACCGACCGGCTCGGCGGCGGCAAGCATCGCTGGACCGCCGACCGGGTGAACGAGCTTTTCGCCGAGCATCGCTGGCACGTCATCAGGGAGGGCTGAGCAATGACACAATATTGGGGTGCCGCCCGCATCGGCACCCACCAGAGCGTTGCCTATACCGGCACTGCTGGCACGGTCGCCAACGTCGTCTCGGCAGGCGTGCAGAAGGTGCGGGTGGTGGCAAGCTCGGCCTGCTACATTGCCATCGGCGTCTCGCCCACGGCGACGACGGCGGGCATCTATCTGCCGGCCGACACGGTGGAATATTTCACCATCGCGGCGGGCGAGAAGGTGAGCGCCATCCAGTTCTCGGCGGGCGGCACGCTGCACGTCACTGAGGTTGCCTGATGGCTTTCGGGCGGCTCGGCAGCATGGGGGTGGGCTTCGGCCACCTGGGCGCGCCTCCGGCGACCGGCGGCGCTGTAGCAGCCGCCGCGCCGGTACTGTCGGTGGCGAGCGCAGTCGATTTCTCGGACATCTTCGTCTGGGGGCAGGCGACGACCGACGTGGCCTCGGGGACGCTGTACGCCGTGGTCGTGGCGTCGGCGGCCTCGACCCCGAGTGCGGCGCAGATCGTGGCCGGGACAGACGCGGCGGGCGCGGCTGCTCCGAATGGTAGCGTTGCGGTCACGGCGACGGGTGCGAAGACGGTGTTGGTGCGCGGGCTGACGGCCGTCACCGCCTACAAGGTCTGCATGACGCACCGGGCCAATAGTTTAAACAGCAACGTGGTCACAGGTTCGTTCACTACCGACACGCTGGTGATTTCCTTTGCGACTGCCGGGGCGGCGACGAACATGACCGCGAGCACCGGCTCGGCCGCCTTCGGGACAAACATTGCCGATCCGACCGGCGGGACCGGCGCCATACGCTGGACCGACGTCAACGACAGCGTGTCGGGACAGGTGCTCGCGACCTGCACCGTCGCGGCTTTCTTCAATGGCGTGAACAAAGTTCACCTGTCCGTCAAGCTGCAGGGGGGGGCCGCACACTTTAAAGTCAATACGGCAGCTATTACGGCCGTTAACATATTCTCGTTCTTCAACTCCTCGACCGGGGTTATCGGAACCAACAATGCGGGGTGGACCCCGACGCCTGTGACGTTCGACCTCGGGAGCGGCTGGTGGATGTGGTCGGGGCAGGCCAACCTAGCCGGTGCCGACGTGGCCGGGCAGCTTACCTTCAACAAGAGCAGCGTCGATAACGGGAGCACTGTCACCCGCAACGGCACGCATATCCAGGACCTCTACAACATCCGCATCACGAGGGTCTGATGAGCGGCATCCGGACGCTTTTCCACCCGCATGCTGACGGCACCTTCACGGTGCAGCGGCACGATCCCGACGTTGGGCCCACGCTTGAGTGGAACAAGGCGCTACAGTCCGTTCCGCAGACCAATACCGACGGGCTGAAGCACATCGCGAGCATCCCCCCCATTATCTACGAGCTATGGGTTCAAGAGACGAATGGGGAGCTCATGCGCATGCCGTCGCATGAACAGGCAAAATTCTTCCGGCGGAAGCTTTCCGATCCGCAATGGCGCTATCTGCTTACCACTGCGAGGCTGTAGATGGCGCTGAACAACCTGGCCGGCCTGAAGGCGTCTGCGGCAGCGTGGATAGAGCGCTCCGGCGACCCGGCCG